TTTTATTATAAGTGCTTTTTACTTGAATTCCTAACCATAAATCAAAAATACTATCCGCTGATCTTAAAACAATATCGGTCCTACAACCATCAAATGTTTTCTTAACTTGAAAATATTGATTTATAAATCCTACAAAGTATTGGATACATTTGAATTCTTGTTCAATTGAACTATTTTTATTTTCTCCACTTCTTAGTTCTTTTAATTTTACTCCAGTATTTTTATTAACACATGAAGGGCATTGAATTCCCTGATTTAAAGAAATAAAATTGTTCAAAGATACTGAATTGTTATGTCCGCACGAAGCAATATACTTAATTTTATTTTTATTATTAACATAAATAGTATTAAATTCTTCTTCGGTTATAGATAAAACACATTCTTTATCCAAAAACGCTTTCGTAACAGTTTTAAATGTATGTATATCTAAAGCACGCGCTCTACATTTTAAACAATTACCTTGTAAAAATGTTTTCAAATCTACGATGTTTGGGTGTCCACATATAGCGATATAATTTAGTTTTTGTAACTGATTAGTATATTTTGAATCTAATAAAATACATTTTTTAGATTCAAAGATGGCGACGACTTGTTCCAATGTATATCGAGTAGGCATATTTTAATTAATGATTAATTTCTATTAAACAAGTTTTTATTTCAATTTTATTTGGTAGGATATACCCGCTTAGGTAGAGGGAAGCGGCACTAAACCGAGCTTTATCTCCCCCAAACTAGCAACGTTATATTTAACAACAAGAGGTAAATCATTTTCCAAATAAACCTCAATTTGTGGACATAAATTAGTGCATTTAATAAAATATCCTAGGTTTTTTAAAGAAAACTCTCCCTGAATAACTTTAGATGAATCTTGTTTTAAAATAAATTTCATGGATTCATCGGCTTCAGCTCTGTGAATTTCAGCAGAAGCAAATTGTCCCTGACATTTAAAAATAAGTTCACTCCCAACAGATTTAATTTCTAATTTATCGGAAATACAAGATAAGTCACGAATAATCTTTTGAAAATCAGCAGATGGAAGATTAATAATTGATGAAAATTTAACATCCGGAACCTCTAATTCATCTTGTTCAGGTTCAATTAACTTCAATTTTTGCGTTTTACATTGTTTAATATCTCCATTTTCAAATTTAAGCGCAAGATGAGAAACAATTCCATCGTAATAATCATTATTTTCAATATAAATAGTTAATGTATCATCATTATCAATAGAATTAATTAATTTAAATAAATGGAACATATTGACCCCAATAATAATTTTGTCTTTTTTACATTCATAAAATTCAAAATTTGAAGCAGCCAAATAAAGATGAACTAAAATAGTATGTGATTTATCCATATTAATAATTCTAATTCCATCGGGTTGAAAAGAAATATTAGTTTCTAAAAGAATATCTTTAAGTGCTATCATTAAAGTGCGAAAAGGGGCAATTTGAACGGTTTTAATAGTTAAAACATTATTATCTGTTGATGTGTGTTTATTAATAAATTGAGACATTATAGTTATTTTTAAATGTAAATCTTTAAATACTTATGTTTAAAATTAAATTAATATATCTAAAATATGTGACATATTACTTTTAAGATTATTTAAATTAAAGTCGGTTCGTCCCTCCCTAATAAATAATGAGGGTTATGTAAGAGAAAATCTTTCTTCTTTATAATTTAACTTTAGGAACTTTTCGGTGTCCATATCCATGTATTTTACGCGCTAATTGAGCCGCCTTATATCCTTTAGAACCAAGTTTACATCCATTATTTAAAATATTATAGTCAACTGCGCCTGCTTTACCAGAGGTTAATGCGCTAGCTAAACGCGCTATACCCCAAGATTGTGCGGTTTGATTTGGTCTAGAACCTGATGAATAATAAGCTCCAGCACCTTTATTAATAATTTTGGCTAAAGCAGTTTTAGAACACCCCGTTTTTTTAGAAAGTTCATTAGTAGCTCCAATTTTTGTAACACCATACATTTTTTGAGCGTTTAAAATATGAGGAGATTTCTTTGATTGAAATGATTTTACTAATTTACGTGTATAATATTGCCCTTGTTTATATAATCTTTTAGATTTTAATAACATTTGTGTTTGTTTCTTTTTATCTTTAGGGGTTAATTTTTTTGGTAAATATCTTAAATTTATTTTTTTTTGTTTATATGTCTTCATATAAACACAATATATTATTATTTAAAAGTAACTTAAAGACTTTAAAAAAAGATTTAATAATGGAAGAACAAAAGGTACATGCTATTTTTCAAATGATAAATGATTTAAATTTTAAATATACAGAAAATTCGTATATGGTTCAAAGATTAGAAACTCATTTATTTAATTTACCAAATACATTAGAACAAGAAAATAAAAAATATGATGAGCGTGTTAGTAGATTTAATGAACTAATATTAGAACAAGACAATTTTTATAAAGTTTTTTTAAGTAAACATCAATATTTTTATATGCCATATAATAGCATTTATTATGAATATGATGGAAAAACATATAAAATTATAAAAGATGATAATATTCACTATCAGTTATTATCAACAATTACAGATGAAGGAAAATTAATTCAATGGAAACATAAGACAAAACAAAATATTATTAAAAAAATAAAAGAAAGAACATTATTTAAATCAACTCCTGAAACTTATACAATTCAAAATGTACTAGGATTTTTACAAACTCTGTTTCATACAAAAACAGAAGCTAAATATTTTTTAACTATTATTGGTGAATGTATTTTAAAAAAGAATAATGATAATTTATTATATTTTGTTAGTTCAAATTTAAAAAAAATTATTATATTAATAGATTCTATTGTTTATGTTACAACTGGCAATTCAATTATGAATAATTTTATTACAAAATATCATGATACTCATAAATTAAATTTGTATCGTTTAATTAAAACAAATGAAACTACAAATGTATTATCATTTGATATTGTAAAAGGGGTATTAAATAATATTGGGATTGATATTTTATGTGTTGCAACACATTATTATGAAAGATATACAAATACTGATAATTATTTAAATACAAAAGATGAAGATGATATTAAAAATTATGTATTATATTTTGTCTATAATCCTTTAGAAAAAATATTAGATGATTTTGTAAATCAATGTATTGAAAAGGTAAATATAGAATCAACTATATCTTGGAAAAGTATGCATTATATATGGAAATTGTATTTGTCAAGTATAAATTTACCAAATATGATATATTTAACTCAATTACAAATTTTACTTTCTTCTAAAATAGAAAATATAAATGAGAATGGTAATGTTATTTTTATAAATGTAACTAGCAAATATTTACCTAGTGTTAGTTCATTTATATCATTTTGGGATAAATATATTACAATTACAAATGATACAAATAACGACGATGAATATGAAATAGATGAATTAATAACTTTATATAAAATGTCTGACCAAAAACATACACAATTATCTGATATAAATATGATTAAAATGATTTGTCATTATTTTAATCCTCAAGTTGAAGTAATTGATAATAAATATGTTACTAATATTAAATGTAATTTATGGTCTAAACATGATGATATTAATGAATTTTTACAATCATATAAATTTAATATAAATTCTAATTTTACAAATTTACTAAATTCAAATATTGAAATAATTAGTTTTAATGATTTATATCAATCATATAAAATGTTTTTTAAGGCAAAGGGAACGGTGGACCAAAAAATATATCTAATTGTATCAAAACATTTTTTTGAAAAATATATAACAAACAAACTAACAAATTTTATTAAATTTGAAACATTTGTTAGTTCAGAATGGTTAAAGCAATAAAATAATTTATATAAATATATAAATATATAAATATATAAATTATTAAATAATTAAGAATTGTTACATTCTTTTTCTAGAACTTTTTCTAGAACTTTTTCTAGAGCGTCTTCTTTTACCACCAGACATGCCTGCTCTAATTTGAAGGCCGGTGCTGCCTAGTTTGTTAAAATCTGTAATTCCAGCGCCACTAATTTCATCACCAGACCATTTAGAAGAACCAACAGACGCAAATGATTTCATTCCAGAACCTCCTGACATTCCTGCCGCTTCTTGAACCCCAATAGAACCTAGCGAATCATAATCAGTAACTCCTTGACCATCAATTCCAAAAGGAGACAAAGATTGAGATATAGAAGAATGACCTCCTCTCATTTTTCGGCGATGTTTCTTAGAATTAATTTTAACAAACCCAAATTTACCTTTTTTTGTTCCGTATCCATACTTTAAAAGACGCATTTCTTTTTTAGCACTAACATGTTTTGATTTTGATACTATACGTCCATGAGACATTATAAGGTCGGATTTAGTAAGACCTCCTGATGTTTTTTTTGCAGTACCATTCCAAACTTGACGACGAGAACCAATATTTAAACTCATTATAATATAATTAAAGAAAAAATAAAAAGCAAATTTGTCTAAATAATAAATATAAATTTTTAAATTAACGCATTTAAAATTTATTTCTTAATGGTTTTCCTCCAAGACAATTAATAACATCCTGTTTATAACAATTTCTATTTCCAAGTCCATTTCCAAGTCCATTTCCAAGTCCATTTCCAAGTTCATTTCCAAGTCCATTTCCAAATCCATTTCCAAATCCATTTCCAAGTCCATTTCCAAATCCATTTCCAAATCCATTTCCAAGTCCATTTCCAAATCCATTTCCAAATCCATTTCCAAATGTTATTTTTCCTCCTAAACTTCTAGTTAATGTTTGAGAGATTCGCATGTTTTTACTTTGAGATGGGTCATTTTTTAAAATAGAGTTTGATTGTGGCTGAATGCATCCGCATAATGTTCCTTGTGTAATATCATCTGCATTATTAATATTGTCAAATGTTTGAGTTGTATTAAATGCTTGATAATATTGTTTAATAAATGCTTTATTCATAAATAATCTTAAGTTTCCTTTATTTCCAGGTGTAAATCTATTATTATTAAATCTTGTCATTTAATATTTAATGATAAGATTAAATAATATAATTATTTTGTAAACATAAATGTAAATATATTATTTAAAGTGTGTATTTTTCTTTAAGTTTAAAATTAATATATATTGTTAAAAAGGAACCAACCAGTTTTGAAAAAATTTCAAAATTTTAAAAAGTCGGTGAGCTTTTTGAAAATGGACATTTTAAAAATGTCCAAAATAGAATAGTTAAATAAAGTTTCTAAAAAGAATTATAAAAATTAGGATGACATGATAATGCTTTAAAATATTTTTTAACAATGAAAAAAAGTGTTACCATAACATTTTAAAAATATTGCGGAACTAAATTGGGTATCCAATGGTATCCATTATTTGGATATTAGTTAAAAAGTTCCAATCTATATTTTCAAATAAGGCATCATAATACATTTGATATTTTTAATTCATTTGTAAAAACTTGTTTCTCAGGTGTTCCAAAGGAACCAAACTGTGGATATTTGCTTAAAGGAACTATTAAGTTTGCAACAAAATTTTAAAAAGTCGGTGAGCTTTTTGAAAATGGACATTTTTAAAATGTCCAAAATAGAATAGTTAAATAAAGTTTCTAAAAAGAATTATAAAAATTAGGATGACATGATAATGCTTTAAAATATTTTTTAACAATGAAAAAAAGTGTTACCATAACATTTTAAAAATATTGCGGAACTAAATTGGGTATCCAAGGGTATCCATTATTTGGATATTAGTTAAAAAGTTTCAATATTTTTATAAATCTCCTACCATATTACAATTGATATTTTTAATCCATTTTTAAAAACTCATTTCTCATGTTTTCCAAAGGAACCAAAATGTGGATTAAGGAACCAACCAGTTTTGAAAAAATTTCAAAATTTTAAAAAGTCGGTGAGCTTTTTGAAAATGGACATTTTTAAAATGTCCAAAATAGAATAGTTAAATAAAGTTTCTAAAAAGAATTATAAAAATTAGGATGAGACGAGAATGCTTTAAAATATTTTTTAACAATGAAAAAAAGTGTTACCATAACATTTTAAAAATATTGCGGAACTAAATTGGGTATCCAAGGGTATCCATTATTAGGATATTAGCAAAAATGTTCCAATATATATTTTCAATTAAGGCATCATAATACATTTGATATTTTTTAATCCATTTTTAAAAACTCATTTCTCATGTTTTCCAAAGGAACCAAAATGTGGATATAAAATAATTACTTGATAATTACTTGATACAGAAGTTGTTCATAAAAAGTAATTAATAATTACTAAACAATAAATAAAATTGAAACAATTTAAATATACAAGTTTAAAGTATATTAACTATGAGCGCTATTATTAATAATGAACAATTATACTTTGATGTCCAACAAAAGACTGATAAGCAACATATTTTAGATAATCCAGATACATACATAGGGTCAATTGAAACAATTGATTCTGACATGTGGATTATGAATGAAACAAATGATAAAATTATTGAAAAAAATATTAATTATGTTCCAGGGTTATTTAAATTATTTGATGAAGGAATTGTAAATTGCAGAGATCATGTAGTTAGAATGCAATCTAAAATTGAGGCAAAGGTTGAAAATTCGTTACCAGTTACTTATATAGATATTTCCATTCAAGAAGATGGAACTATTATAATGATTAATGATGGCAATGGTATTGATGTAGTAAAACATCCTGAATATAATACTTGGGTTCCTGAATTAATATTTGGTCATTTAAGAACTTCAACAAATTACAACAAAGAAGAAAAAAAAATTGTAGGTGGAAAAAATGGGTTTGGGTTTAAACTAGTATTAATTTGGTCAACCTATGGTTCTATTGAAACAGTAGACCATATTCGAGGTCTTAAATATACACAAGAATTCAAAAATAATTTAGATATTATTTGCCCTCCAAAAATTACAAAAGCTTCTAAAACTAAACCATATACAAAAATTACATTTAATCCTGATTATCAAAAATTAGGATTGAATGGTTTAACATCAGATATGGTCTATTTATTAAAAAAAAGAGTATATGATATTTCAGCAGTAACTGATAAAAATATTAAAGTAAAATATAATTCAACTATTATTCCTACTAAAAATTTTGAACAATATATTAATTTGTATATTGGAGAAAAATTAGTTTCTCCAAGAGTTTATGAAGAAGCAAATTCTCGTTGGGAATATGCGGTAGCTTTAACTCCAACAAATGAATTTATTCAAGTATCATTTGTTAATGGCATTTATACATCAAAAGGAGGAAAACATGTAGAATATATACTTAATCAAATAACAAGAAAATTAGCGGAATTTATTGAGAAAAAGAAAAAGGTGAAAGTAAATCCAACATCAATTAAGGAGCAGTTAATGTTGTTTTTAAGATGTGATATTGAAAATCCTGCGTTTGACAGTCAAACAAAAGATTATATGAATACCCCAATTACTAAATTTGGGTCAAAATGTGATGTAAGTGATAAATTTATTGAAAAAGTTGCCAAAATGGGAGTAATGGACGCAGCTTGTGCAATTACTGAAGTAAAAGACAATAAAGCAGCGAAAAAAACAGATGGAACAAAGAGCAAATCAATTCGTGGAATTCCTAAATTAGATGATGCTAATTGGGCTGGTACTGAACGGTCAAAAGATTGTATGATTATCTTTTGTGAAGGAGATTCAGCCAAAACCGGTGTTATTTCAGGGTTATCATCTGAAGATAGAAACACAATTGGAGTGTATCCTTTAAAAGGTAAAGTAATGAATGTAAGAGGAGAAGCAGTAAAAAAAGTTTCAGAAAATAAAGAAATTGCTGAAATAAAAAAAATTCTAGGTTTAGAGACTGGAAAAGAATATAAAACAATTGAAGATGTTAATAAGAATTTAAGATATAGTAAAGTAGTATTTATGACTGATCAGGATTTAGATGGTAGTCATATTAAAGGATTATGTATAAATTTGTTTCAAAATGAATGGGGAAGTTTAACTCATATTCCGGGGTTTATTGGATTTATGAATACCCCAATTTTAAAAGCAAAAAAAGGTCAACAAATATTAAAATTTTATAATGAAGGCGAATATGAAAATTGGAAAAACAATATGTCTGAAGGAATAAAAGGATGGGCAATTAAGTATTATAAAGGTCTTGGTACTTCAACAAAAACTGAATTTAGAGAATATTTTGAAGAAAAAAAATTTGTAGGATTTGAACATACTGGTGCTGTGAGTGATGATGCGATTGATATGGTATTTAATAAAAAAAGAGCGGATGACAGAAAATTTTGGTTAGAAACTGTTTATGATAGAAAGAGTTTTGCAAATACAAGTAAACAAATGATACCTTACGAAGAGTTTATTAATAAAGAATTAATTCATTTCTCAAAATATGATTGTGAACGTAGTATTCCTAATTTAATAGATGGTTTAAAAATTAGTTTGAGAAAGATTTTATTTTGTGCATTTAAAAAACATTTAACTACTGAAATTAAAGTAGCTCAATTTTCAGGTTATGTATCTGAAAATTCATTATATCATCATGGTGAAGAAAGTTTAAATAAAGCAATTGTAGGAATGTCTCAAAATTTTACAGGGTCTAATAATATTAATTTGTTATTTCCATCAGGACAATTTGGTTCAAGAATTAAAGGAGGCCAAGATGCTTCAAGTCCAAGATATATCTTTACAAGACTTGAAAGAATTGCCAGATGTATATTTCCAGAGCAAGATGATAAAATTTTAAAATATTTAAATGATGATGGCACCCCAGTAGAACCCCAATTTTATGTTCCAATTATTCCAATGGTTTTAGTAAATGGTTCAAAAGGTATAGGTACCGGTTTTAGCACGGAAATTATATGTTATAACCCAAAAGATATTATTGCTTATTTAAAAAATAAATTACAAAATAATACAGATGATAAAATTAGTTTCTTTCCTTATTATGAGGGATTTACAGGTGAAATAGAAAAAATAGGCGATACTAAATTTCTCTTTAAGGGTAAGTATGAAAAAATTGATACAGATAAAATTAAAGTAATAGAATTACCAGTTGGATATTGGACAGAAGATTTTAAAGAATTGTTAAATGATCTTCAAAATGATAAAGATAAGGACGGTAAAAAAGTAACTTCTATTATAAAGGATGTATTTGAAAATTATACGGATACAACTATAGAATTTGTAATTACATTTAGTAAAGGAAAACTTGAAGAATTAGAAACTGGAAAAGGAGAATATGGTTGTAATGGGGTAGAAAAATTATTGAAGTTGTATTCTACTAGTTCAACTACAAATATGAATTTATTTAATTCTGAAGATAAATTAAAAAAATATGAAAATGTAGAGGAGATTATTGATGATTATTATGAAATTCGGTTTGAATATTACGAGGATAGAAAAGAATATATAATTAATACTCTTGAAAAAGACATAATTATATTATCAAATAAAGTAAAATATATTAAAGAAATATTGGATGAAACGATTGATTTAAGAAAAAAGAAGAAACAAGAAATTATTGATATGCTTGTAGAAAAACAATATTATATGATTGAAGATGATAAAGAATTTAAATATTTAGTAAAAATGCCAATGGATTCAGTATCAGAAGAAAATGTAGAAAAAATGTTAAATGAGCATAAAGAAAAAGCAGATGAATTACAGCGTATTAAATCAACTACAATTGAAGAAATGTGGTTATCAGAATTAGCAATTCTTGAGAATGAGTATCAAGAATATCAAAAAGAAAGAAAACAATCACAAATTGGTGAAGTAAAAGTTTCAAATAAAAAATCAATTACAAAATCAATTACAAAAGTAGTAAAAAAGATTAAAAAATGTTTAAAAGATGCCGTAGTAGTAGTAGAAGAAGAAGAAGAAGAAGAAATAATAATTCAACCTAAGAAAAAGTCTATACTAAAAAAAATTTAAATTTATACACCTTTTAACATTTACTTTAAAATAAATGTTAAATTATTTTTTGCTTAATAGAAATTTTTTATAATCTTTAGTTTCAATTACAAATGGCATTTCTTTAACGCCAGCATTTCTCAAATTTGCAAACCGATTGCGTCCATTACAAAAATCTAAATTGCCATTGCTAATATATATGGTGGAACAGAAACTTTTAATTCCATTATATCTCTTTTTGAGTTTAATAATTTTTGTTTGGCACCATAAGATTTTATGGTGTCAAAATTGCCTATATAATCTTTTGTTTTTTTCCAACTATTATTTATTTTTTTAGTATCAATTGTTACTAATTTACATTTGTTTGGTATATTTTTATATTCATACATAGTTGCAATGGTATCTGTTATTTTATTAGTTGGTATATGTTGTAAAAAACCCATTTTATATTTTATGTTGTAAAAAACCCATTTTATATTTTATGTTGTAAAAAACCCATTTTATATTTTTATTTCAATTTTTTTAAATACTTTGTCTGTTAAAACCACTTAGGCATTACATAATTATTTTTATCTTTTTGTGTTTCAACAATAGGATTAGAAAGTGGTACTGCTAATGTGCTAACATCCTGTAAAAATTTTATATAACTTTGAGCTTCAGAATACACATGATAAATGCAATAATCTAAAACTATTTTATTAAGTTGAAAAATTTGTTCAGATATATTTTGTGGTTGATTAGTAGCGTGTTGTAAAAAAACGCTTCTCATAATAATTTTAAGTGTATCACAATCTTGAGGAGCAACAATATATTGATTATTTGATTTTTGATAAACTCCTAGTCTAATTCCATTTTGTATAATTTGTATATTTTCTTTAGAAAAATAAGTTTTAGATAATTGTGTTTCATCCCAAAAACCTAATGTAGGTTCCCTAAATGTGGCGCATTGATTTGCCGGTATTTTATCATAAATAGCAAATAAATTGCTGATATCTGGTCCCTGCGTTTTATTAATAATATCAACTCGTCCATTAGAACTTTTATAATTATTCATATTATTATACAACCATAAAAAAATATATATTTATTTTATATAGAATGGAATTTCAAAAATTAGTATTGATAATAGCAATTATATTATTATTAGTGATATTAGTAGTAATAGGTATAATGTTATCTAAATCAAATGCGGAGGCAAATTGGCCTCCAGTAGTTGGCGAATGTCCTGATTACTGGGTTGATATGTCTGGAAATGGAGAAGCTTGTTTTAATTCAAATAGTTTAGGAAGATGTAATTTACCAGGCAATAGAAATAATTTGAATACAATGAATTTTAATCAAGCCCCTTTTACAGAGAATGATGGTAGTTGTGCTAAATATAATTGGGCAACCGCCTGTAAGGTAACATGGGATGGAATTACCTCAGGAGTTAAAAATCCATGTACGAAAGAAGATTTGGAGTAAAAAGTTAAATCTTAAATATAAATATATTAAATTTAATAAATTATATATTTATATGGTATTTTCAAATGACCCTATTTTTTTTTTAAAAAATATGAATAAATTGTCGTATGAATTAATAGATATAATTTATTCATATATTCCAAAAAGTGTAACAATATTTTTAACACAGCCAAATTATATTAAAGAACATCATTTGTTAAAAAGTATTATAATTAAAAGAAATATTGAACAATATATACGAACAATGGTAAGACAAGATAATGATTTTGTATTTAAACTTTTGTTAGTTGAAAATTATAAAAGATGGTTAAATATGAAAAAATATTATTATAAAGAATGTATTTATAGTAATTATGTAAATTTTTTAGAATCTTATGCAATAGATAATAATTCATTAAAATGTAGAAAATTAATAATTAATATATTTGAAGAAGAAGGATTAAATAAAAACCAACATAAAAAGAATAGTATTAGATATATAAGATGGACAACTTAAATATAAATAATTTATTAAATCGTGACGAAGAAGCGAACAAAATAAAGGCAATACTAAAAGATTTTGAGCAAAATAAACAGAATTTAACAACAAAACGTGGATTATATATTTATGGGGACCCAGGTTCAGGTAAAACAACATTTATAGTAAATATTCTTAAAGAAATTAATTATGATGTAATAAAATATGATGCAGGTGATGTAAGAAATAAATCAATAATAGATACAATAACAAAACATAATATGGCAGATAGAAATATTATGAGTATGTTTGAGAAAAAAGTAAAACGTATAGCAATTATAATGGATGAAATAGATGGAATGAATAATGGTGATAAAGGAGGAATAAATTCATTAATAAAAATAATAAGACCTAAGAAAACAAAAAAACAAAAATTGGAAGAAACAACATTAAACCCAATAATTTGTATAGGTAATTATCATATTGATAAAAAAATAAAAGAATTAATGAAAGTATGTCATGTAATAGAATTAAAATCTCCAAATAAACAACAAATATTATTAATTTTAAAAACCCTTATTCCGTCTTTTATTTCATTAAATAATGAAGAAATAAAAACAAATATAATTAATTATATTCAATTTGATTTAAGAAAATTAAAAACAGTATATGAATTATTAAAAAATAATGATAAAATATTAAATAATAATAGTATAAAAAATATATTTTTACAAAAATCATATAATGATGATACGAGAAAAATAACAAAAAAATTAATAAATAATAATTATCCAATAGAAGACCATTTAACAATAATGAATGAAACAGATAGAACTATAGTAGGATTATTATGGCATGAAAATATTATAGATGTTTTAGAAAAAACATCAAAAGAAGAATCAATCCCTTTTTATTTAAAAATATTAGATAATATGTGTTTTGCGGATTATATAGATAGAATAACATTTCAAAAACAAATATGGCAATTTAATGAAATGAGTTCTATGATAAAAACTTTTAAAAATAATAAAATATACCATGATCTATTTTCCTCAAAAAGAAAAATAAAATTTAATCCTTCTGAAGTTAGATTTACAAAGGTACTAACAAAATATTCAACAGAATATAACAATTCAGTTTTTATTCAAAATTTGTGTCAAGAATTATTAATGGATAAAAATGATATGTTTGCATATTTTTTACTATTAAAAAGTAAATATAATAACGATGCTGAAATTTATTCTTTATTTGAAAATGTAGATGTAACAAAATTAGATATAAATAGAATATATAGATATTTAGAAAAATATACAAAAGAAAATACAATTGAAATAGATGAAATAGATGAAATAGATGAGTAAAAAGTATTTAAATTATTTGTTAATATATTAAATAATTTAAACTGATAATGCCCGTTGAACCCATTGTTGTTTTGCGTCAGGTGATATATTAGTAAAATAATGTTGTTCATATTGTTCTGGAGAATCATAATAAAGCATTAAAGGTTCCTTTCTTCCATTAAATCCAGTAGCATCAATTACTTTAAACAATAAATTTTCTTTAGCGCTTCCAACCTTAATATTATATTTATTTCCTGTTACAGCATTTACAATACGACTTCCTTGAGAACCGGACCCATAATTTTTAATAGTAATACGCGATTTACCATCAATTTTAACTGTAAGACTACATTTTTCATAGTTATTGTTTAATTTTTGAAATGCTGGAATAGTAGATTTTGTGTTTAAATCAGTAATATCATTTTCGCAGTCATTATCATAATCATAGTAAGTCATTTATATAATTTATAAATTATATGTCTTTAAATTGTTTTTAAGATTTAGACTTAAATTCAGACAATTCTTGTTTTAGTTGTTTAATTTTTTTAAGAAGTTCATTTATTAAAATATTGTTATTTGATAATTTTGTTTCATATTCATTGCGAAGAGTTGTAATGCAAGTATTTACACTTTCATTTACAGGATTTTTAAATAAGTTTTGATTTTGTTGTAATATTTTATTATTTTCTAATTGTTTATTTCTCTTTTCTTCCATTTTAGAAAGTTGTTCTAATAATTTAGGTTTGTGTTCAGGTTTACCAAGTTCATATTTGTCTAAAAGGGTATTCATATCATACATATAAAATTGTTTTAAAATAGGTTCTTTTACAAAATCATCAACTGTATAACATGATGGAAATGTTCTAGTTTGTTCAGGATTTTCCAACAATTTTTCTTTATTTAAAGAATTGTGTTTATGTGAAAAAACGAGTATAGATTTGAATGAATTTAATTGGATTAATGGAATCGTATATCCTTTAGTAAATTTGCGTTCTTCAGCTAAAGCAATTTCATCATCATATTTTGTTTGAAGAAGTAACTCTTTTCTAAAAGCAAATGTAGCTGCGGTAGAATGATATTGTTTGTAAGGACCACACTGATATACTTGATTTTTAGAATTAAAATAAATATACATTTTAGATGAACCGGCTATTAAATATGTAGGATTTTGTTGTAAAGTTTCAACAGCGTGTGATATACGTTCAGGTGGATAATAATCATCATCATCCATATAAATAATAATATCTCCAGAACATTTTGTATGCATTAAATTTCTTTTTTTACCAAGAAGCATTTTTTCTTCATAATAAAAGTATTTAACTTGTGGAATATGCTTAACAATTTCTTCAATAGGGTCAGTTCCATCATCAATAATAATCCACTCAATTTTATCTTTTGGATATGTTTGATGTTCAAAACATTTAATCATAAATGGAATAAAAGGTCTTCTATTGAATGTTGGAGTACATAAACTAACAAAAGGTAGCATAGAATTTGTATTTTCAGTTTCTTCATTTTCAGTTTCTTCATTTTTTTTATGTTGTTTCATAATTTAAATTATAAATTCTATTTAAATTATGAAAATATATTAATTTATTTTTAAGTCCATCTAATATCATATTTTTTTACATGTTTAATGCCTTTTTTAAATACTTTGCTACCTCCTTTTAATGATGTCGGTTCTATGTCTTCATGTTTCCTAGTTTTTGGTATTCTAAATGTACCTTCGTTTCTAATTTTATCCATTTTGGTATCATTCATTGGTATACTTTTACAAATTTCTACTAAATTTTTATTAGAAGATGATACATTAGCTTGTATTATTTCGTTAAGAGTTTTAACTATTATAAATCCATTATCTTCTGGTTGAGGATTTGAATATAATTTCATAAAATATGCAAAAATAACGGCAACTAAAATACCAATAATAGATTTATTTCCCAAATATTTAATACCATTTGAAAATAAACTTAATGTAATCAAAATAAATAAGAAAAACTTTTTATATACAAATGTATTTTGTAAAAAGTCCAACACATTATAATCTATATTATTATTGGTATTTTTAATTTTATACTTAGCAAATAGTGGAGCAATTAATCCATAAATAGTAAAAAAGATTGGTGTAATAAATACAGCTAATATTCCAATAGGAATCCACATAAATAAAAATAATAACATTTTTGTAAAATGAAAGAAATTAATATTGTCAACTGATTCCCATTTGTTAGTTGTATCATCTATATCTCTAAATAATTGTGGAATATTTACAATATGGTAAAAAATGCTGATACAAACATTGAAAAAATATAATGCAACCCATATAAATATTCCAAAAATGCCATAAAGTAACATAATAGCAGATTCAGGAAGATGACTTAAATAATAAAAAATGGTATTAATAGCTAAAAAATTTTTAGCAACTAAATTATCATAAACAATTGAAAAAAATAATGATGTGTTACCTAATAATCCAGAATTTGGGTCTGCTGATTTTTTTAAATGACATAACAAATTCTTATTAAAACTATCTAAATATTCTTGAGAATTAAATGTAGATTTTTGTAATGATATATTGTCATTTTTAGAAAAAAATAAAGGTTTCATAATGTTTATATTAATTTCAATATCTTTAACAACTCGATCCTTAATAGTATAAGGAGCTAATTCAATATTATCAGGTAAAATATTAGATTGAGCAATTTTGGTAGTATATAACCCAAGTCCTCCAATAATAAAAATTGATATTCCTATAGTAAAAACAATACTAGATAAATAATTTTTAATAAATCCTTTAAAATCAGGACTTGTATTTTCAGTTTCTCCATTTTTTTTTTCATCAATAGCGCTTGTATTTTCAGTGTTTGACATTATAGTTATAATAAATATATATTAAATTCTTATAAATAATATAAATAATATAAATAATATAAATAAGATAAATAAGATAAATAAGATAAATAAGATAAATAAGATAAATAATATAAATAATTTAAATAGATTATTATAAATAATTTAAATGGAAGATATAGATGATTTTGAACATGTTCCTTTAAGAGAAGAAAAAGAATTGGATTTTAATGATGTTCTAATTTTGCCACGACCTAGTAGTTTATCATCTAGAAGTAATGTAAATTTAGAAAGAACAATCACATTTGCAAATAATGATGAAGGAATATACCCGAAGTCAAAATCTTGGACAGGAATTCCTATTATTGCGTCTAATATGGATACTACAGGAACTTTTACTGTATATAATGTTTTAAAAAAATATAAAATGTTAACTGCTTTAAATAAATTTTATACAGTTCAAGATTACATGAATGCCGTTAAATCTGGCATTGAATTAGACGCAGAATATTTTATGGTAACAACTGGAATTACAGAAGAAAATTTTAAAAATTTAACAGAAATAATATCATATACAAATTGTAAATGGATTTGTATTGATGTAGCAAATGGTTATATGGATTGTTTTGTTGATTTTTGTCTAAAAATTAGACTTTTATATCCTGATAAAATAATTGTAGCTGGTAATGTAATAACTGCTGAAATGGTAAATATTTTAGTTATAAAAGCTGGTGTAGATGTAATTAAAGTTGGAATAGGTTCAGGAAGTGCTTGTTTAACTAGATTACAAACTGGTGTAGGAAGACCTCAATTAAAGGCGGTTAATGAGTGTTCTGACATGTGTAAATCATTAAAAAAAATAGGTTATACAGCATATGTAATATCAGATGGAGGAATAAAATATTCAGGCGATATGGCAAAAGCATTTGGTGGAGGTTCTGATTTTGTTATGGCAGGAGGTATATTTTCAGGACATGATGAAAATCTAGGTGATATAATTGAAGAAAATGGAAAACATTTTAAAATATATTATGGTATGAGTTCAAAACACGCAATGGAAAAATATTTTGGTAAAATGGAAAGTTATAGATCTTCTGAAGGTGCTGTTGTAAAAATTCCGTATAAAGGTCCAATAGAAAATACAATTCAAAATGTGTTAGGAGGTTTAAGAAGTACTTGTACCTATATTGGAGCAAAAAATATTGAAGAAATGTATGATAAAACTTATTTTGTAGCTGTCTAAAATATAAAATAAAATCTAAATTGTATATATGAAATTTAATTTTAAATATACAATAATTAATGTGTTGGTATGTTTATTTGTATTTTGGATAGTTATAAAATATTTGAAAATAACAGAAAATTTTAATAATAGGTCGATAGGGTATCAAAAAAAAGATTTAAATTCACCCTTATATAGTCATACTGTAAATTTACCCATAAATGATCCAATTAGTTGTAGCAATTTTTGTGGTCCAAACGCTCAATGTTTAATAACAAGAGAACAATGTACTTCTGATATAGATTGTAAAGGTTGTATGAGAACACATCCCGTAGGATATTATAATAATAATTTTTCAGAAATATATCTAGGTTCAAAAAACTCGCAAATAAAAAGACCTTATGAAGGTATAGATTTATGGGAAAAATCTTTTAATAAAGGTTTAGAATTATATAATAAAAAACAAGAAATAGAAGATGAATATTCATATTCAAATAGAGTTAATTCTTCAAAATATAAAGTAAAATATCCAATGACAATATCAGCAACCGGTTTATTTTATGAAACAACTCCTTCTGCCTTAAATGCAACAATAACCCAATAATTAAATAACCCAATAATTAAATAACCCAATAATTAAATAACTTAATAATTAAATAACTTAATAAATTTATGTGGCATACATTAATCCTACATTTCCACCAATAAAGTTAACAATATTTAATCTTTCTTCAAAGAAATATAAATCAAAATTATAATCATAAATTCTCCAAGTTGGTTTATTAATACCAATAATAGTTCCAGTTTCTGGGTCACAAATAGTTAAACTTTGAGCTAATGGGTCTAATGGAGGAATTATTGTAGTAAATTCAAGTTCAATTTGATTAAACCTACTCATATTTATTGCTCCGGATGGTTGTAAATCAGAATTATTAGAATGAATTCCAAAGTTATAACAATATAATCCTGAAGGAGCAGAACCAGTTGTTCTTGTATATTTTTCAATATAATTAAATACTCCAGCAGGTTGTATATTTTCTCTATATGAACCATCTAATAAAATTCCCATAGCTATCAATATAAGTTTTTCATTTTGAGGATTATACTGTTGATTTATAAGAATTCCTGTTAATAAGCCATCAGGATTTACTCCAGGTCCAATATCAACTGGAGTTAATATTCCATTGACATTTCTATAAACAGTATAAGTTCCAGAAGTTGGTGCTTGTATAACATTTAATGGTAAATAATTATATGGCCAATTTGTATAATTAGACCATTCATTTCTTAAATTAGCATCACTCCGTTGAAAATAAAAAAGCCAATTAGAAATCATACCAATAGAATCTAAATCAATCTTATTTGGACCTGTAACATTTGGAAATATTTTTTCATTTACTTGTTTTATTAAATATTTTTGCTCTTGTAACGCAAATATTTTTTGTTCTTCATTTGATAAAAAACAATAAGTACAATTTAAATGAATATCAGCATTCCATAATGTTCTTTTATCAGAATAAGAATTAATATCAATATTTACATCTGGAGGCGGTTGTAAAAAACGGTAAAATTGCATATACCATAAATTAAAATTAGGAGAAACATACGGATAATTATTAGTAGCATCAAATACATCACGAATAACAAAAAGTTGATTAATTGGTTTTAATGTTATATTTATATGTAATTCATTGTATTGTAATGAGGCCAATGGAAATGCCATTTGAGATTTTAATCCAAACCAATTATTTAAAGGTATATATAAAATTTGTCCTCTTATTGATGGTTCAGGTCCATCAAAATCTCCAGTATTATATGCATTAGGATATGAATTAATACGAGAATTAGCATTTGCTGGATTATTTAATTCCGGAACTTGTCCAATCATGTTATTAAATAAATCAAGTTTTATAGCATTAAAATCACGTTGAACTGAAGCTAATAAATAATCTCCTGAATATTCTTGTAATGTATAATTACCACATGTAATATTTATTTTAGATATCATTTTAGCGCCAATATTTTCAATCCATTTGAATTCATATGGCGCCCATTGTTCAATATTTCCTAGACCTTGAGAATTAGTTTGTTCTGTTATTTGTTGTGGTGGTAATAATGGACTCCAAATATTTGGCAATGATACAGATAAATAACAATCCATTAATAAATCAGCATAGCGTTTTACTTTAAATGTAAATGTAGATTCTTCTGTAAGTCGTAAAGTTTTTGAACCTTCAAAATCTAATCTAAATTTTTGAAGTCCAAAATTAGTGTATTGATGAAATACTGATTTAAAAAAACTTTTAGTTGGAGTCCCATTTAGAACAATATTTTGTTGTCCTTGAGATACAAGTTGCATTAAGCCACCCGGCATATGTTATATAAAAATATATTTTTATATTTTTATATTAGAATACAATTATTGTATTTTATAATTAATGAAACAAATCGTTTAGTAGGGTATATATCAATAATATCATAAGCATTCCAACCACGATTTATAAAATAAACTTTAAGTTCGTGTATAACTTTAAAATAATTTGAAAAATGCATTCCTATAATATAAATAATAATATTTTATTTATATTTATTTATATTTTATTTATATATTATAATATGGCTAATACAAACATAACACCAATTGAGATTAACCCAGAAAAATTAAAAGATGGTTTTATAAACTCAATAAAAGATTTAAAAGAATCAACGTCTGTAGTTTTAATTACTACAATTACATTTGTTATTATTTTGATTGCATTTATATTTTATTTTTATTTTACTAGTTTAAGAAGTAAAAATTGTTCTTTAATGGATTCGGTTTATGGTAATTTAAATGGAAAAATTAAATCTATTGATAATTCTGAACAATTTAATTATACATTTAAAGATTATTATGTTAAAACCGCATATAATTGTTGTAGTGGAGGAAATTATAAAAATAGTTATGTAGACATTTGTAGTTTAAAAGATTTATTAAAACAAGGTGTTAGAGGTCTAGATTTTGAAATTTATTCAATAAATAATAATCCAGTTATATCTACTTCTACAAGTAATAGTTATTTTATTAAAGAAACATTTAATTATATTAATTTTATGGACGCTATGAATGTAATTCGTGATTATGCATTTTCAACTTCAAATGCTCCTAACTCATTGGACCCAATTATCATACATCTTCGTATTAAAAGTGCAAATCAAGATATGTATAAAAATTTTGCTAAAATTTTAGAAAGCTATGATTCTATTTTATTAAGTAAAGATTATGATTCGGAATTTTATGGTAAAAATTTTGGAAATGTAGAATTAAAAAAATTAATGGGTAAAGTTGTTATTATAGTTGATAGAAGTAATACATCATTTTTAGAATGTCCAGAATTTTATAAATTTATTAATATGACAAGTAATTCTGTATTTATGAGAGCATTACATTATTATGATATTAAATTTACTCCAGACATGAATGAACTTATTGATTTTAATAAACAAAATATGACTATTGGACTAGCAGATAAAGGTTCTAATCCGGATAATCCTAGTTCTCTTGTTATGAGAGAAATGGGATGTCAACTTTTAGGAATGAGATATCAAAAAATTGATACTAATATTGAAGAAAATGATATATTTTTTAATCAAAACGGATATGCCTTTGTGTTAAAACCCGAAAATTTGCGTTACATTCCTGTTACTATTCCATTGCCTCCTCCACAAAATCCAGAATTATCATATGCTACAAGAACTATTCAATCTGATTTTTATAAATTTAATATTTAATATTTAAAAATAACTCATTTAATATTATATTTTTTTATATATTTTATATAGTTATATTATGAAAAACATATGTGATAAAAAAATGACATTTAATGATTGCGAATTAGCTATATTAAGAGCCGCAATCGATAAAGCCGAAACAAAACAAGGCATGAAAACCGCAAATTCGGGCGAAATTAAACAAATAATTGAAATACTTGAAAAATTTTTAAGAAAAAAACAATTAATTTGTTATGGCGGAACTGCTATTAATAACATTTTGCCAAAACAATATCAATTTTACAATAAAGATATTGAAATACCAGATTATGATTTTTATAGTTCAAATGCCTTAAAAGATGCTAAAGAACTAGTTGATATCTATATTTCAAATGGGTTTCAAGAAGTTGAAGCAAAATCTGGGCAACATCATGGAACATATAAAGTTTTTGTTAATTTTATTCCAGTTGCAGATATAACATTTATACCTAAAGAACTTTTTAATGCTATTAAAATGGAAACTATAAAAGTAGCGGGTGTTTTGTATTCCCCGCCTAATTTATTGCGTATGAATATGTATTTAGAATTATCAAGACCAGCAGGAGATATTAGTCGTTGGGAAAAAGTTTTAAAAAGATTAACATTATTAAATAAAAATTATCCTCTTTCATCAAAACAATGTTCTACTATTCAATTTCAACGACAAATGGCGGATTCTAAATATGCTGATAATATTTATGAAAATGTTCAACACACATTGATGGATCAAGGTGTAGTATTTTTTGGAGCTTATGCTTTATCTATGTATTCTCAATTTATGCCAAAAAATTTAAGACATAAATTAGAAAAAATTCCTGACTTTGATGTACTTTCTGAAGAACCTATGCTTACTGCCCAAATTATTAAAGAAAGATTATCAGATTTAGATGTTAAAAATGTTAAAATTATTAAAAGACCAGGAGTTGGCGAAGTAATTGCTCCACATTATGAAATTAAAATTGGTAAAGACACTATTGTATTTATTTATAAACCAATAGCGTGTCATAGTTATAATATTATAAAAGATAGTGGATATGATGTTAAAATAGCAACAATAGATACTATGCTTAGTTTTTGGTTAGCATTTTTATATGCTAATAGACCATATTATGATAAAGACCGTATTTTATGTATGTCTACATATTTATTTGAGGTTCAAGAAAAAAATAGATTAGCTCAAAAAGGAGTTCTTAAACGTTTTAGTATTAATTGTATGGGTCATCAAGAAACAATTGAAGAAATGCGGGCTGAAAAGGCTAACAAATTTAATGAATTAAAAGATAAGAAAAATAGTCCTGAATATGAAGAATGGTTTTTACGATATAGACCATCAGATAATCAAAAAGAGGGAGAAAATAGTAATAAATTAAAAAATAAAAGTAATAAAAATAAATTTAATAAAAAGAAGACTAATAAAAATAAAACAAAAAAACGCAGAGGACTATTTTTTTAAAACAATATATAAAATTAATTTTATTAAACATTATTTATAAAATTAATTTTTTATAAATAGATATATATAATGAAAAAATCTGCTATAAAAGAAAAATTAGATAAACTAGGTCTTGATTTTTTAAATATAGATTTTGATACTCCTCCTGAAGAAATTACATATGAAATGTTAGAAGCCGAAATGAATAAAAATTCTTTAGATTTTGTAGCCGAGAAAAAAGTGTTATGGAGAGCGTGGTCTCGTACTATGATAAATCCACATCCATTTGGGTTTTATTCTGAAAAAATTTTAATGGACAAAGAAAAAAGAAAACAATTTTTGAAAGATATTGACTTAACTTTAAAAAATATAAAAAAGGTTGATACAAAATTACTTGATACAAAATATAGTAATGACTGGCAAATACAAATTCAACCTGCAGCTACCGCCGCAGGAGGTTCATTATCAAAAAAAAGAAAAAAAAATAAATCAAAAAAGCAAATTAAAAAACAAAAAAAAAAGAAAAAAAAGAAAACTACATACAAAAATTATTATAGAGGAGGACGACATAATAATTTTAATGATGATACAACTTTATTTACAAACGTCTTGTATCCTGCCGCATTATTACAACCACTGCCTGCATCTTTAATAAGACCACTTCCAGAAGAAAATTATAACCCTATAAATAATCCTCCTATAAAGAGATTTTTACAACTGGCAGTGTCTCCATTTTTGCCAAATATGTACGCAATGCAGATACCAAACTTATCTAATGAATTAAATTTGAAGCAAATGTTTATGTATCTTATGTATACAATGGAGATAGATTATTTAATTGATTTACAGGCTTGTAATTTGCCACGTAGTAACATACCTCATAAGACGGTTCCAACTCGTGGATGCAACGAACATAATCTTAATATTGAAATGGAAACCTGGCTCGCTATTAAAAACTTGTTTCCTGACACTAGAAATAACCCCAACATAGGTTCAACGCATATTCCATATTTAGATATGACTAGTGGTTCTTTTGATGCTTGGAACATGATTAGTTTATTGCCAGATATGAATACAAATAAGTCTGTAATTCATTGTTTGGCAGGTTTTGGTAGAACAAGTTCAATAATAATCTATTTAACTTTAAGGGATAATGTACAATACAGAAATTATGTTGGACCGCATATGAATTTACCATATTGGGGGCTGAATCCCGATGCTTGGAGAGCATTTATAAGCCAAATGCTTATAAATCAATTACAAATAAATGAATTCTGGGATATGAAAGATGAGGAAGCAATCCGTCGAGTAGTTACACGAATTAATTTAATAATATATTATCTTGCAATACACTGGAGCATAAATCCAGTGGTAGCATATAACAATTTTAATTTTAATTCTCCAGTAAGTGTTGATTTGAATATTTTAAGAGTAGGTTTAGAATTAGAAAATGACAGAATTCAATCCATATTTTTTCCTAATTCTAGTTCTAATTCTAGTTCTAATTCTAGTTCTAATTCTTGATTAGATTAATGAATATTAAATAATAAAACCCAATGTAAATATATAATAATTATAATATATATTTATATTTTTATTCCCATTAAAAAATAATCCGAAAAACTTTTATTATATTGTAATTTACTAATGTTAGCATTTAACATAATATCAACCCAAGTTAATTTATTGGGTTTAGATAATGTATGCCGAATTTTACCTATGTATTCTATAAATCCCACAACTAACAATATAACAATAACATAATAAATATTTGTTTCTATATTATTAATAAATTTAAAATCTGGTTGTTTTACTTTAAATAACCGTATTTTATATGGATAATCAAGTGTTATCCAATATTTAGTATCATTATATATGTTTGTATCATCATCATCAGTCTTATGAGAACTAGGATTTAAATAAAAAGTTTTATTTAATTCAATAAAATAAATAATAAAAATAAATAATATAATTAATGCTGATATTATTAAATCTAAACGCATCATAATTAAAAATCCAATAAAATACATAAAAGAGTATAATAGTTTTTGAATTGGAGAAGATTTGTCGGTGTTAGTTGAAAGAGTTACTGAGAAGAAAAATAATAAAAAGGCACTAAATAACTGTATTGGTTTATGTGTGGTAATAACGTTCATTAGTTTATGAGGAAATAACCCACTTCCTATATAGTTTGCAATTAATGAAAGATAAAAAATAGCAAATAATTTTATAATATCTGCTTGGAATTCTGTTAATTGTAACATATAATAGATACATTTTAAAATTTACTAAATTTTTTTACTGTTGTTGATAATAAATAATAAATAAATCCAAATAATGCACATGTAAAAATTAATCCGTTAAAATTATAATTGCCATCAGTGTGGCAGAAAAATGGTAAATATTTAAATAAGTTTTTCTTAAAAAAAGGTAATTGAAATAAAAAATATAAAACAGCTAATAATAATGGGGTTTGTAATTCATCATAGAGTCTATCTAATGAATTATAATTTTTTTCACTATTATAATAATTATTAATATTATCATTATCATCATTAATATAATCTTTAGATGATGGGGGTGGAATATAATTTGGTTGTATTTGTACATCATTTGTTAGTTGTTCAGTATGTAAAGGAATATCTCTACTGGGTAAAGTTGTTGCTCCAGATAAACTAGCTTGTTGTAATCCATTTACAATTTGACTTATGGTGCTTTGGTCAAGAGTTAATTGAGAATTTCCTAAAGGTTTAGGTTTAGGTGATATTTCTAAACTAATATTACCTCCTAAAGAACCACCAGCAGAAGGGTCTGTTGGTAAATCATTTATACTTGTTGTATTAATTTCAGACATATTATATTATCTAAAGATTTGGTCATTTTTATATTTACGCAATTTTAATTGTATTTCTATTTTTTTCACATGTAATAGTATTTTTTTCTAATTTATAACATTTATTATCAAATTTATACATTTGATCATCTATTTCTTCCATTGGTGGTGCTGATATTATTCTACAATGTTTGCCTTTACATACTGCTCTAAAAAAAGTGGCTAATCCAATTCCTAATAATATTGACATTAGTATTTTACCCGTATGACTATGAACAAATTTATCCAAATACATTTATATTACATTAGATAAAATTTTACATCTTAATATCTTCAAACGTGTTAATGTTGGGTCCCCACAATTTTTTAGTTTTTCCATCATATTCAACAGCAAATTTTTGCTCAATCATCCATTTATTTATATGTAAATCATGAAGAAAAACATCTGCTAAAATTCGACCATATTTTTCATTTTTAACATTTTTTAAAGTAACATTTTTATTAATAATTAATTGTAAAAGAGAATCTCGCGCTAAAATGGCTAGTGCTTTTTCATTTTTATCTTTACTTTTAATTTCTGGTGTATCTATTCCATCTAATCTTACACTGAATCTAAATAATGGAGAGTTTTCATAAGGCATTTTAGACGCAATTGTTATAGTATCCCCATCGTATACTTTTATTACATGTCCTGAAGTTATAGGATATGTAAATTCAATAGTATCATCCCAAGTAATATTTTGCATTAATATTAATGTAAAATATTATTTAAATTAAAATATAAATAATATAATTTTACTTTTGAATAGGAACAGTTCTAACTGAAAATGGATTGAGTGGACACGATGTTTCAAGTGGTTTAAATTGAAAACATTGTCCGGAAGCATCTTTATATTGATTTTTCATATAATTTTGAGGAGTTGGATAAACATATATAGTTTTAAATTCTGGTCCAATAACATAAACAAAAAATAATCCGATAGCAAAACTTATTAAAAATATAGGTAATGATATATAATCACTTATCATATATAATTTACAAATATTTTATAAATACTTCTAAATTAAAATTTACCTCTATTAAAATTATTTATTTTGTCTTCCAAAAGAATTATCAATGAATTTTTAAGCATATCAAAATTAGTAACCCCATCTTTTACAGAAGTTAATTTTAATAATCTATCTTGGTATGATTTGGTTAATTCATTAAATAATTTATTAACAATTTCTGATTCAAAATCATATTTACCATTTTCTAAAATGCGAGGTGGAAATAAAGTTTGTTTGGGTAAAAATAGATTACAAGAAGTGCCAGACTTTCTAGATTTAACACATTTATTCATAAAATCTTGTAACCATTCAATATCTCCCATTAATAAATTTTTAAGTTGTTCGGGCATTTTTTTCCATAAATCATCATATTCTTTATTTTTCCATTCTATTATTTTTTCTCCAGATTCATCATATACAGGTTCATTCTTATCTGCGTTTTCTTCGTCTACAATTTCTTTGTCTACAATTTCTTCGTCTACAATTTCTTCGTCTAAATCTTCTTCTAAAATTAAATCGCCACGCTTCTTTCTAGTTTTTTTAAATTTGTTAGTTAGATTGTTTTCCTTTTTAGTTTTCTTTTTCTCTTTTCTAACTGCGTTTACAAATTTAATTACGGCATCATCCCCTCCAGTAAAAAATTCATTGCTTTCTAAAGAATTAGGCAATTGAATTAATTTATATGTATTATTTTCAAATTCAACTATATTAACTTTATATTTTAAAACTAGTATTTCTTTAAGTTTTGGTATCATTTCATTTATATAAAAATTAGTTGCTTGATTTAAAATTAATTCATTGCTAGTATCCATATATTCTTTAATCATTTGTTTAAAAGGAATAATAGACCCTTTTCCAAATTCATCAATTGTTTTTTTTAATAAATCACTTTTTTCAGGATTATTATTTCTAAGTAAATTAGTATCAATTATAAAACCAGTATATTCAGTTTCACTTTTAAGTTCTTGAGTAATTTTATCAAAAATATTAACAACGTCTTGACTAAAAAAAATTGCATTATTTTTTGCTTTTATAATTTGTAGTTTAATACTTTCAATTTTATCTAATCCTTCTTTAATAAGTGTATCAAATTGTTCTCTAAAAGCATAATTAATTTGAATATCTAATGGACAAGGGTCTTGAAAATCGCCACATTTAACAATAAACTGTTTTAGTAATTCTGTATTATTACTTGAAACCTTGAAAATAGTGTCAACATGTCTTTTACAATTAATACATTCGTGTTTAGGTAATTTAGAATAGTCAATTCTTTTTTCTCTTTTAGATTTGTTACTTTTAACAATAGGGTTAACATATTTTTCATAGTATACCCGTTCATATTTATCTTTTAATCTATAAAATTCATTAATTGCTTCAATAGGTGTAAGTGTTTGTTTTTCGGTCATTATAAAATATATTTATATATAAAAATATATTTTATAATTGTATATATTTTATATGAAACTTATTTATTAATAATTTCAAATTCATTCTCAAAGTGAGGTAATCCAGTAATTAATTCTTGTTGAGATTTAATTTTGGAATCATTGAAATTTCTAATTTTAGATAATATATATTGTTTTTTTACTAATTCTTTTTTTTCTATTTCTTCTGGAGTAAGTTTTCCCTTGTATTTATAAAGAAGTAAAACTCCTAAAATAAGAAAAAACATAACGAATAATACAATATTAAATATTACATGTTTATAATTTTCTTTAAATTGATGACATTGTTTAAGAGTTTCATTAATAAAATATTTAACACCGGGCTCAGTTAACATAGGTCTTTTAAATTCTATATTCATTAATAAATACATTTAAAAAACAAAAAAAAATAATACTAATTAACTATATGGATATATCTTTTCAGTCATTAATATTTTTTATTATAATAACAATTATATATTTTGCATTTCCAAGTATAGGTAAGCCTTATTTAAAACTTATAGATTTAACTGAAGAAGGGGTAAGTGAAGATTATTATAATAGAAATTTTCGAAGTTTAGCATTTTATTTGGGTATGGTTGTAGTAAGTCAATTATTTTTAAATATAGGGTATTTAATGTCTAAATGTGGCGGATCATTAGATAAAAATATTGGAGCAGCCGCATTATTTACATTTATACCTTGGATTTTAATTTTTGGTGTAATGTTAGTTGTTTTAATAATATTTCCCGGTTTTAAAAGTGCATTTTCTAATGTAATAGGATATTATGTTGTTGCTGGAAAAGCAAATGATATATTTGGTTCAATATTATTGGGAACAGATTTGAATGAAATGATAGAAAAAACAAATGATGAATCTTTAAAGAGTGAACTAACAAAGGCAGCTGAAGCAATAATTAAAATATGTGGAAATAAATCAATATTAATTAATCAAATGAGCCCAGATAATTTTTTACAAATATGGGAAAAATTAAAACCATTAATGATAATAGGTTCATATGAAAATAGTGAAATAAAACAACAATTATTAGATTTAGTAATATTAAAAGATAATATAGGCGAAGCATTTTGGTATGTATATACCTCAATTTTAATATCATCAATTGTATATTATAATTTAGCAACAAGAGGTTGTGTTAAAAGTGTAGAACAAATAAAAACAGATCATGATGCTTATATCCAAAAACAAGAAGAATTAAATAAACAAAATGAATTAAATAATTCAACAAAATATGTAGGTTAATGAACATATGTTAAATAATATAATACAAACAAATAAATTAGTATACCTAAAATTATTGAAAATAACCACAATGGTAATATTGTTTTATTCTTATATCCAATGCCAAACTGTCTTAGCGAAGTATCTTTATTATATAAAAAACTCGGTTTTATCATTTGAACTATACCAAAAACCAGTAAAAATATAACTATTGATACTAAAGTTATATTATTTTTTGTAAATTTGATTAACATATATATATTATAATTATTACTTTTTTATAATATATATTTTTATTAAAATATTTATTTTTTATTAAAATATATATTTTTTAAAATACTTTTTAATAATAATCTCCCACGTTATCTTGTTCATCTCCCCATGGGTCTCCGTCATCATAATCATCTGTTGAATTCATATCCATTGCTAAGTCTTCATCAATTTCTCTGTCTACATTCATTTCTTCTATAGCATCATCTAAATCTAAATCAACATCATCGCCTAATGCCCCTTTTTTCTTTAATTTATTTTGAATTTTGATTACATTTTCAGCAATTTGTTTATCATGTTCAAAATGTTCAGGGTCATATTCTTTTATGCCTTTTGACATACCCAAACTATATAATGGTCCTAATTTATGATGTTTTAAAATAGTATCTACCGCTCTTTGATCATCAGTCATATCTCTTAGTTTATCTGTAAAATCATATTTTTCAGCTTCTTTTAATTTAAATACTTTATCTTGAATATCATCATAAGATAAATTAATAGTTTTCTTTGATCGCATCATTATGTTTAAATAAGAAGTAATTAATTTGGCAACTTCTTGATTTAATTTCATTACATCTCCTTCAATAAACTCTTGTTCTAATTCAGTAAATTGTAGTTGTTGTTCTATTAAAAAATCAGCGGAAAATAAATTAGATTTATCTGCATCATTATCTATTATAATTCTAGTTACCATACTAGGGTCTTTTGTTAAATAAATATAATCAGTTAATACATTTAACAAGTAATACTCATATAATAACATGGTAATTCGTTTATCAAATGAATTATAGGTTTCTTTATTTTCTATTTTAATATTTGTTAGTACAGGAGTATTTTGAGATAATAAATAAATTCCTCTACTTTTTGACATTACTTCATTTAATACATTTTTAATTGAAGAATTTCCATAAAATTTTTCTATTGGTTTGTAAAAATTGGATACCATTTCTTTTACTTCATTAGAGTGATTTTTGGCTAATCCCCAATATTTTTGAGGTTCAATTGTTTGAATTCTTTGATTAAGTATCATAGATGGAAATATAATTACAAATAATTCAATATAATTTTTAATAAAATTAACATAATTGTATAATCCATCATCCGATATTTTAATATCAACATTTCTTGGGGTTTCATTAAAACTCCATACACTTATATTTTGTATAAATTTTGTTATATTTCTTAATTCAGATGAACTAACTTTGGCTTTTATTTTTATAAAATCTAGTAATTCAGTTCTCATTTTATCTATAGATATTTGCAGATAATCTTTTAAATTTCTCATTTCTTTCGTATCTTCTTCACATCTCGGGTCATATGTATCTAACAATTTATCTAATTTTTGAATAAAAACTTTAGGTATATTTTCATTATTTTCATCATCAAATCTAACTAACAAATTAGTTAAATTATCAATGCATTGTATATTTTTGGAATTTAATGAAAATTTAATTATATTATTTCGACTTACTATTTGAAATAAACGTAAAAATTGTTCTTTTGTATAATTTCGACCATCTCTTTTTAGTTTTGTTATTTTTTCTTGAATTGAATCCATTTTTTTAAGATAAAGTGGTTTATCTACACAAATTGTTGTTAGTTCTTCAGATAATGGAACAGAAGATTGAAACTTACATAAAGTTACAAATGCGTGATATATAGTTTCTTCACTAAAATCATTTGATAAAATTGGAAAAGTTCTTTTAGTATTTATATCTGATAACATTATGGCCCCTTGAGTTAAAATTTTAATATCATTAACTACAGATGTTAAATTAAAAACTATATTATTATAAAGTTCAATATTTTTATCATTATTTATAAAATATTGCAATGATGTTATATTTTTATTACTACTTTCATTACAACAAGCATTATCCATAAATAATTGACCAGCAGATTTTAATAATAAATCTTTCTTTTCTACTAATTTTTGAATAGCTTCTTGTATTGCCAATGAAAATGCAATTATTTTAGAATCAATTATTAATAATTTTTCTAATTGTTTGTAGTTTCCACTGTATAATTCATCGTATAATTCATCAGTAAATCCACCAGACACATTTTCTAAATGATTAACATGAAACTTTTTTAAAGGAGGTAAAAAATTAACCCATTTAGATAAATTGTGTTCTTCTGGAATAAATTCTTGTGGATTAACTAACAAATATTCTGTCTTTTCTTTTATTTTATGTTCAATTTCGGCATTAGGCAATAAATATCTAATTATAAAAGATTTTAAAGTTGCCACAATTTTTTCTTGAGATTTGGGTAAAATATTCCATGGAATTGTTGATGAATCGCGACTTTTTAAGGCAACGCAAGCTACATAATTTACAGAACTATCATCTCCTTCTCCTTCAAATGGAAACCCTACAAATGAACGTATACACCCTGGAGCAGTTTTACGAGTTCGTATTGGTGGAATACTTGTTTGAATAGCTATTAAATAAGTTCCAAGTGTTAAATATAAAATAGTTGAGGAATATAATGTACCATATGATGGTATTTTTTTACCTTTTTTAGCAACTTCTTCTTCTCTTTTTTTATATGCTGGTTCTTTTTCAATAATTTTAGTATCACTCATTAGTTCAGTAACTACCCGCACAATAAATTCACGAGATTCTTCAATATCAATTCCCATATTTGTAGTTAAAATAGATATTACATTTGAAACAATTGCGCCTTCTGGACTTAACCGTTTATCTCGTTTTTCTTTTTGTTTCTCTAATATTACTTCACCAACATCTTTTTCTAATAGATCTCTACTTGTATCAACAAATCCTTCCTTATAACCTTCTGACACATCTAAATCAATATAACAAATTACTTCTCCACTATGTTCATCTACCCAAGCATCTCCATCATCTGAACGTTTTCCAATTGTTCTTTTTAAATTATTTAATACATCATCATATTTACTATTATTATTAATAAATGTTGATGCTAACATATAGTGAAATTTTGGTAATAATTTTGTGTTAGTTTCTTTACAATATAACCACCATGTATTTTCCATTTCGCCATCATTTACATTTGGGATTGAAGAATTACCTTCATAACAATATAAAGATACAAATTGTAAAATATCACTTTGTTTCTTAATAAAATCGTTTTGTCCCATAATTAAATCGCGTAATTTTGAATATGGAGATATAATTTTATCTTTTATATCATCTACAACTGATAACCCTAAATTATACTGGTAATTATTATATTTTAAAAATTGTTGTGTTTTCATATTTTCAATTTTATCAAATATATTTAAATAACGTAAATATGAGTTGGTCAATTTTGCACTTAATTCGGTTTCAGATATTTCATAATTAGTATCAAATTGTTCAATAATTTGGTTTAAAGCATTTTTAACTAATGTATCTTTAGATAAGTCAACTGATTCACATTTATTTTCCTCTTTTTTTGTAGAATTATATATACAACTATAATCTAAATTACACAATACATCGTCTTCTTTTATAAATGTAGCAGGGTCCACCTTATCGTCTAATACCCATTCATCATTATATCTAACATAATATTCTAATTTATTAGCCATAGGTCCTTCTTCCCTTAAGGGATTATTAATTGTTGAAAGTAAAATAGCATAATCACCTTCTTTTACTTGTTTTGCTTGATTTATAAGAGTTGTAGCCATATGTTCTGCTGCTTCTTCGCCCATTTTAGATGTAAACTCATTTATTAAATATATGTTAAAATCTTCTTTAGATAATCTATCTCGTTCTTTTTTATATTTTTCTTCAATAATATTATAATTTGTAGTATCATAATTTTTATCATAATAAATTAATTTATTATTATCAGAAATTAATGCTTCTTCTGAATAATATTTTTTTGCAATAATATAAGAGGAACATTTATCTATGTTTTTATCATTTTCAATAATAGTTTTCATGTGATCATTATCTTTATTTAATACATCTCCCAAATTACTAGGAAACATTAAAGATACATTTGATAATGCAACTGCTGTATTATATAAATTGCCGTAATCAGCTAATGTAATATTTTTTAAAAAATTAGAACCACTAATAGTAAATTTATTTGTTTCAAACCCATATTTTGTAATAACTTCTTCTCGTAATTTATTTTGTTGTGTATTTAAAGTCATTAATTCAAATAATGGATTAGAAAATGTTGTCTCTTTTTTATCTTGAATTTTTGTATATCTTAAAGATGAAAATGCCATGCTATATTCTTTAAATTTTGAATTGTATTCTTTAATTTTATTAAAAATAAAACTATTAATTTCTGTATATTGCATATATGTTAAATCAATTGGATATATCATAAATGGCTCTAAATAATTTACTACATCAACTAAAGATAAACGCCCTTTAATATATTTTTTAACAAGAGAAAATAACACACGGGTTTTTGGTATAATTGTTCTTAGAAATATTTTATATATATCCAAATTTGTTATTTCTTTAGGTTTTTCATATTCAGTTAAATCTAATAAATATTGTTTTATATTATCAACAAAGTTTGTATCATCATATTCTATTTCATTATCTAATCCATCAATAGTAATTTTAGTTAATTCAGTTTTTTGTTTAAGTAATTGCCAATAATTTAAAAAATGAATATTTAAATTTGACCTAACTAACAAATTGGTTCCTGGTAAATTAATTTGTGAAAACCGAACTGCCGGTTCTGGTAATGTAATAATTGAATTAATTGAAATAGGGTCATTCTCTGTTACTTTAACTCGATGAGCTACTAATTTTGAACCTTTAAAGTTTGTAGCTACTAATTTTTGTAATGCTAGATTATATTTTTGTATAATAAAACGTCTATTTTTTAGTTCTGATTTTTCAACAATAGTTGAATACATGTCTCCTAAGTTATCAACAATAGCATTAATATTACTTTCCACATTTCCTTCGATAATTATTCCATTTTGTTCAACAAATGTATCGTTAACAGACTCTGAATTTATAGAATAAAATGGTGTCATATATTTATCAAATGATTGATAAGTAAAACTAGAATATTTAGCCTTATCTTTTTGGGATGATTTTGTAGTTATATGCAAAGATGATATTTCATTTAAATCTTCATTTAAATTAATAGTTTCATAATCATCATATTTTTTAAATTCAGAAGTTGGTTCTATTGGATATATTTTTTTAATATTTTTGACAACCATCATAATCCAATATAAACTATTTTTTAATTCAGATAAATAATCGGCTAATGGTCTATCATTTGCTGTGCGTTTAATAATTCCTGTAATATTCTTATTTAGATCAAAAGTAGATGATATTGTACGCAATTGTAAAAAACGAGTAATCATAATATGAATGCTATTTAATACATTGTTAGTTCGTTTATAATTTGGAATGTTTGATATCATTTCTTCTAATAAATCATTTGTTTGAGTTTCAATATTAAATCTATATTTATCTTTATCAATAGTAATAAATTCTTCAACTTTTATAACATCGCCAAACTCAATATCATCCATATCAAAAAACATTCTTTTAATTTTTTCTTGAACAACTTTTTTGGGTATTTGTTTGTCTTCTTCTTCTTCTTCTTCTTCTTCACCTTCTTCTTGTTCACTTATATCTAATAGTTCAATAGGCACATTTTTTTCTTCAATTGCTGGTCTAATTTCAAAAGTTTCAATTGGTAAGTCTTCAGGTATACCTTGATATGCAAAGTTTATAAATATTATATCATTATCAGTTGTTCTAATTTCAATCATATCTTCTTCAAGATTAGTAATTTTGCCTGTTATAATAGTAGGAATATCTCCTCCAAAATAGATATTAATCCATGTTCCTGGTAACAAATCGTTTTGTTTAGCATATCCACTTTCTGGATTGCTACTAATTACTGTAATTGATTTAATATTACCATCTCCAATAACTCTATTTGATGATATTTGTAATATTGTTTTTTCAAATGTTTCACTATTAATTAATTTAATTTTATTCGGGTCAATGTATTCAATTAAAAATACATTATCATTAAGTATTTCATTAGTTGGGTCTGATATTAAAATAATATCACCTAATTGTAATAATATTTCTTTTATTTCTTTTATTTCTTTTATTTCTTTTATTTCTTTTATTTCTTCATTAAACCCGTCCTTAATAATTTCATCAATGTCATTATTAGTTTGATTGTCATTTTGTTTTAAAAATTCTGTAGACATCTTATATTTATTGTAGAAATTTTTATAAATCATTAAATCTCAAATTATATAAATTGTGAATTATACATATTTTTTTATAATTTAACTATAAAAAAATAGATTAAATATTCTATTCTACTAAATAAAATAAAAATTTGTATATTTTAACAGTTTTTTCTTGTGCCATCAAAACAACCTTTTACTCCTTTAATAGTCTTTATTGCTTCCTCTATTACAGATATTAACATTGTTTCAATTGAAGAAACCCCTTGAGATTTGTTTATTAATGAAATTCTTAGTATACTATCAGTATCGTGTGGATGAATTTTTTTAAATCCTACATAATTTATAATCTTTAGATCTGTGTAAAATATTTTATATAATTCAGAATTTAATATATTTCCAATAGTATAATCTTCATTTACTAATATAACATCATAACTATTTTCTAATGTATTATCTGATGGAATAATTTCTAATTTATTTTGTTGTAAACTTTGTTTAATTTCAGTTAATTTTTCATATAAAATAATACATGCTTTAATAATTATGTCTTCATTATCATAAATTCCTACAGATTCAATAATAAAATCAAAACTATTTTTAATTACATATCTCATTCCTTCTAAAAGTTTCCAATTAGCAGCTTCAAAATTTATTTGAGGTTCAGACATTCCTTCATCTTTCCATTTTTGTTTACGAATTTCTAATTGTTCTTCTATTTTTTCAGGATTAGGAGTGAAACCATAAGAACATGTGCCTGTAACATTAAACATTGAATCTTCTCTTGATGTTCCAATTGAAAACTCACTTGTTAACTTAATTTTTTCTCCGGGTATTTCATCAGTTAATTTAGGTCTTAAGCGTAGAAAATCAATATAAAATTCTCCATTACCGCTTGGAGGAATGTAAGGAGGAAATATTTGTTTAACCTCATTATCTTCTAAATATTTATTTTTAGAAATATCTTTAATTTTAAAATCTTTGGTAGTTACGATTATACTTGTATCTGTTTTATTTTCAACATCTAATTCAAGTAAATAATTTTTAATAAGAAATTCTTCTAAATTTTTAATACAAATAGGAATGCAACTTAATCGTTGTTTTACAATTTCATTATTTAGACGAGATGTATTAGTTATGATATTAGCTTTATTTTCCTCATATGGGGTTGTTTTAAATACTATAATAGGAATATCAGATAATATAGTTCTTCGTATAGCATTAACATAACTTACATCTATATTAGATATAGTAAAAGTTGTTTTTCCGTCTTCTTCCTTTAAATTTGAAATTTTAGATGCCATTATTATAAATGTATATTTAATTGTATTTAATTGTATTTAATATATTATTAAATAAATATTTCAATTTTTTAATAATTAAATATTTTTTAATTAGTTAAAAATTGATTAGAAAAACATTAAGGTAATTTAAATGAGTTCTATATTGTATTATAGCAATTTTTGTGAACCTTCTAAAAAACTACTACAAACTGTAAGTAAAACTCAAAATACAAATAATATTCATTTTATTTGCATAGATAAAAGAGTAAAAGATACAAATGGAAAAATCTTTATTATTCTTCAAAACGGACAACAAATATTAATGCCTGAAAATGTGACAAGAGTTCCTGCTCTTTTGTTATTAAATCAAAATTATAAAGTGATTTATGGAAATGATATTTATAATCATTTAAAACCACAAGCAACACAACAAATACAACAAGCAACAAAAAATAATATGGAACCAATAAATTTTCAGGATGGGTTTAAATCATTTAGTGGGTTTAGTGGAGGAATTGTTTCAGATAATTATAGTTTTTTAGATCAAGATGATAATGAATTAAGTGTCAAAGGAGAAGGGGGATTAAGACAAATACATAATTATGTTACATTAAATGAATCCATGAATATATCAATGAAACTTCCTCAAGATGATTTTGAATATAATAAACTTAAAGAAGGAGAATTAAGTGTTGAGGCATTACAAAAGCGAAGAGACGAAGAAGTAGCAAATATAAATTATAATAAATAATTTTAAAAAAAAAATACTCTATGATTTATTTAATTCAGTTAATAATATTTGCGAATGCTTTTCTCTCCCATAGTTTGACAAAATAGACCACAAAATATGTATTTACACCAAAATATATATCTTGTATTGTTTGTATTTATATTAGCATCTCCACAATTTCTACAAAAACACTCCGTTATAATGCGGGTATTATGGTGTTCTATTAATTCATTCATTATTAATTGCATTTGTGGTCTATGTTCTACATTAAACTCACCAATTAAAATTTGTAATTCTTTAGGCAATAAAAGTAAATTCATTTTTATATATTTTATAAGATACATAATAATAATTTACTTTATAACAAATCAATTTTATTTTATTTTATTTTATTTTATTTTATTTTATTTTATTTTATTAATTATAAAAAATATTATTTAAAGAAACATGCGCATATTTAATAAACTATATGACTACAAATTTAATTACTGTTTTTAATGATCATTTTTCTGAGTTTGTTTCAGATATACAGAGCATTTTTCCTACAGACCCTGATATTTTAACTGCTAAAAATGTATTACTTACAATTAGAAAAGCAAATCCAAAGTTATTAGTTAAAATTTGGTTGAAATATGTATATAATCCTTATAAAACACAAATTGATGCGGGAGATATTCATTTTTTTCTTACAAAAGATTATTCACTTGATTTAGAAAGAAACGAAAGTGCGGATAAAATTATGGAATCAATTGATCGTTTAAGAAATCCTATTAAAGAAATGATGCCTGAAAATCAAGCTAAAGCAATGAAATATATTCAAAATTTATCTAAATTGGCTCTATTAATTCAATAATAAATTGTATAATGAATAAACAAATATTTTAATTATAATAATATATTTAAATAACTTTAATTTAAATATATTTCTTTTATTACTTTTATAATAATGTCCGATACACAACCCAAAAAATCTGTAAATGATTTAATTCCATCAGATGGATTTTATAAAATTATTAATGATTTTATATCTGATATTGTAATTACTTTTCCGGAATATTCTGGTCTTATATCTAAATGGTGGAACAGACCATCCAATAATGGTGAAGAATCAAAAAAGAATGAAACTTTATTAGTTTTTAGACATTGTGTAAAAATAATTCCTGAACGTTTTTTTGATATATTGTATAAAAATGTTGACATGTTTAAGGAAGATTCAGATGTTAGTACTGAATTTTTACCAGGAATTGTTTTTAAACAATTATGGATGCTTAATATAAGTGATAATACAAAAGAAACAATATGGAAATACTTACAATTAATATTATTCTCTGTAATTGGTTCAGTTCGTAGTACTTCTGAATTAGGAGATACTGCTAAATTATTTGAGGAAATAAATGAAGAAGAACTTAAAAAAAAATTAGAAGAAACTTTGGAAGGAATGCAAAATTTATTTGAGACCAATGGTTCTTCTGGTTCTTCTGGAATGGATTCATCATTTAATAATATTAATATGGAAAATATGCCTAATGCTGAACAACTTCATGAACATATTAATTCAATGATGGGTGGTAAATTAGGTAAGTTAGCGTTAGAATTAGCGGAAGATACAGCAAAAGATTTAAATTTAGATATGGATAATACTGGAGAGGCAAAAGATGTTTTTCAAAAATTATTTAAAAACCCTGGAAAAATGATGAATATGGTTAAAAATATTGGAAGCAAAATTGATGAAAAAATTAAATCAGGTGAAATTAAAGAATCTGAATTAATGGAAGAAGGTATGGAATTGTTAAATAAAATGAAAAACATGCCTGGAATGGAAGATATGCAACAAATGTTTTCTCAAATGGGCATTCCTGGTTTGGGTAAAGGTGCTAAAATAAATATGGGAGCAATGGAAGCTCAATTAAATAGAAATATGAAAAATTCTAAAATAAAAGAAAGAATGAGAGCAAATGTACATGCTAACGCAAAAGCAAAGGAAATTGCATTATTATCTAATAATAATGATGTCGAAGGTACACATGTTTTTAGTAAAGAACAAGAAGAAGAATTATTAAAAATTTTTAGCACAGGAGAACCTGTAGAAAAAACTCCAAGAGGTTCTAAACCACCTAAATCAAATAAAAAAAAGGGAAATAAATAAACTCTAAATGTATTTATTATTATTCCAATAATTATAATACTTATAATAAATTTTATAAGTATTAGTAAAACAAATTTTTAAAATTCTATATAATATATAATGACAACTCCATTTTGGTTCAATGACCCAATAATATTATTCAATAAAGAAAGTATTCTAGAAATATGGCCTACTCAACAAATGAGTTTTGAGGCTAAATTAAACGCAATAAGTAGAATAGTTATATTTATGTCTCTTTTAGGATTTATTTTTACAAGAAATTTGAAATTAATTATAATTGGAATAGTAACATTAGCCATAATATTTACTCTTTATAAATTAAGAAAACAAAGTATTGTTAAATTTAAAGAAGGGTTTTCTGTTAATCCATCTATGCAACCATCTGCTTTATCACCTGCTCCTATGACTACTAACCCAGTAACATTAGAATCCGTTTTGCGAACAGAATTTCATCCTACAACTAAGAAAAATCCATTTGGTAATGTTTTGCTAACTGATATTGCAGATAATCCTAATAGAAAAGCGGCAGCTCCTAGTTTTAATCCTGATGTATATGATGACATTACTAGTTCTGTAAAAAAACAAACTCAAATGTTGAATCCTGGCATCATTAATACTAACAAACAATTATACGGTGATTTGTATGATTCATACACTTTAGATAATTCAATGATGCGATTTTATTCTACAGCCAATTCGAGAGTTGAGAATGATCAAGGAGCGTATGCAAAGTACCTTTATGGCCAAATGCCATCAGGTAAATCTTCTGGTCCAGATGGTGCATTAGCGAGAACCCAAGACAATTATAGGTATACAACCCCTTAATTTAACACCATTATTCGTAACAATTTATTTTTTCTCCTTTTTATTATATATTAACAATACTTTGTTTTAACATTGTATTGATTTTACCTCATTTACTTCAATACAACAATTTTGTAATGTCTATAAATTTTTTTAATAGTAGGGACATTTTTTGCTCCCATAATAATATTATTTTCATCAATTTGGTCTTTATACATAATTTCATGTAGAAGTATTATATACCAGACATTTAGAAACAAAAAAACATATTAATAATTAAATTGAGAAAATATTATTGTAGTAATATATATAAAATGGCTTACGTCTCAGATTTTACATTTAATGGTATGTCAAGAATCGGTAATGACATTTGTTCTCAAGATCAAAATTCAATTCAAAACTCGCAGGCATGTACTTATACACTACAAAATTATTTTTCTCAAGATTGTTCAATGAAAAATGCCAAAGCTTTAGCAGTGACTCAACCATGTATTAATTATTCTGGTGGGTTTGGAATGGGCGCTGGAGGATGTAATGTTGATGATAGTTCTAATCTTTTAATTGGCGGAATACAAACTCATCCAAAGTCAAGAATTGATTTATTTGGAAGACCATTTGCTACTGTTCCATATTTAGGGAGAGGATCAGTAGACCCAATTTTAGAATCACAAATACAACAAGGAGAAGCAATAACTAACAAACGTAGTGTTACAAGATTAACTGAAAAAAGTTATTTAAAATATCATACAACTCCTTTGATTCCAGAAGTTAAAGAAAATATTCAAAATCCTAGTTTAATGATTGAAAGTATGGCATCTGAAGGTTGGATTCGCGGGGGTCTTCCATCTCGTGAACTAACAAGAGATAAAGATTTTTTTACAAATAATTAATACAGATTTTATATTTCTTTGTTAGTTTATTTACTTAAAAAGAATGTAACTATATATAAAAATGTATAATACTAAATTTCAAGTTAAATATTATAATATTGAAAAAGAACTATTATCTAAAATAAATGTAGTTGAAGAATATCAATATCAATATTCGCCTCAAGATGTTTTTGATATTTGTAATAAACTTTACAGAGATGAATTATTATCTGTATTTGAATTAGAATATTTTGAAGATGACAAAATGAATGAAATGATTAAAAATGTATACAATGCACTCATGATAAATTTAGAATTTAAAAAAATTATTGATGAAATGTTACAATTTTGTTTTAAAGATTTTTTTTTAGATAAAATGGAAGATATTCCTTTAAATTTAAAAAAAGAAAGAGAAGACTCAATTAAAAAACAAATTATTTTAACAACTTTATTTAGTCAACATTTATTTTATATTACACATAAATGTATTTGTCAACAATTAGAACTAGGAACTATTGATAATGAGTTATTACTTGAACTAAAAACACATTCTATTGATATTTTTACAAATCAATTTGTATAAATTTATATATATTATTCTTTTATAATATATATAAATGGCATCCACCCGTAATAAAAATACTTCAGGAAATTATTGTTTAGACCAAAGACAAAATACAGGAATTGAATCATGGCAATTATATAAAAATGGAGCAAATGGTTACGCTTATGATACAAAATTACCTGGCAATGGATTAAATCCCGGACAATTGCCTTGGGATACATTATCACATAACCCTGTAGATATAGAAACCTTTTTATTTGGAATTAATTCAACTAATTTAGTAAATCCAGCACCTGCTTTAACTCCAGAATTAAAATGTTTACAACAAGCAGACGCATTTAAATCAAGTCCTATTATTATGCCTATTCCACAAGCTATACCAAAATATCAAAGACCATTCCCAATTTAAACAATAATATTTAAATTTATAAATTATAAATATTATTTTATTTAGATATTAATTGTTTAATAATTGAGTTTTGTGAATATATTTCCATTGGATATGGATAAATATAGTGGTCAACATATGATGAATAAATATTATAATAATAAGGATTTTCTGTAAATAACCAAAACTCAGCATACGCTCTGTTATCATGATTTTCATTTAATAAATGTAATTTATTAATATATGTTGATTTACTCCACCAAAAATTTCCAGAAAAATGGTTTTTATCTGTATATTGGTTACGTTCTATATAATTACAACCAATTGCATCATACCCTTCATTTAATTTATTAATACATTCAGAATGTTTTTCAACTAAAAAATGTAACATCAGATTTGTCCAATCTGCAATACATTTTATTGTATTTATATTTGTATGACTAATTCCTTTGGTATGTAAGTATAATATATTACTATCTGGATTATTTTCAGCAATAGTTTTAACCTTATTTAAACTAGGATATTCAAATAACAAAGAATTATCAGAATAATTATTTACTATGTATTTATCATTTTGGTATTTATTTTCAATAGGTAATCCAATATTATTGATAAATACATTATCAACCAGATCAATAAATCCACTTTTATTAATTACTTCTACTATAAAATCAAGAACATTTGTTCCTGTCATTTGAAGTGTACAACTATGTATAACACAAAATATTTTTTTATTTGATTTATTTTTAGAAAATAATTTTAAATTTAACCAATCCAAATTATCGTAAAGTTCTTTATTTAAAAACTCATTATATTCTACTATTTTTAAATTATTTTTATTTTGATTAATAAAATTTTCATCTAAAAATAGACTACTTTCTGATAATATGTTATAACCAGCCGCTAATAATCTATCACATCTAATATGTTCAAAAATGTTTGAATCTTCAAGATTATTAGACCCGTGTATATTTAATAATACATGACATGAAGCAATTTGTTCGTCGCGAATATTTTTCCAACCTTGAATGATTTTAATACAATAATTATGGTCAATCAAAAAATTTATAACGTCTTGTCTTTTATTTATAGTTGTTGGATATTCACGTAGAATAATACCAAAATCATATACCTTTGGAGTACATTCATTTAATTTTTTTAATAAATTAGTTTCTTCTTCATATATTTGATAATTTAAGTGTTCAGTGTTAGTATATCCATTATTACGCAATATACTAATATTAGACTTACTATAATCATATAGTTTAATACCTGGATATTTTGTTAAATAAGAAATTATATTATTTAAACGATGTTCTAAATTTAAAGGTTCCGTGTTTAAAAGTGATACTTCAATATTTTTGTTAGTAAAATATTGATAAATATTATCATCGCATATTTCAAAAATAAATAATACTTTATTTGGGGTTAATGTAAGAGCATAATTTAAATCTTTAGTAAATGTTACATCATAGATAGTATTTAAACTATCTATATAATCTACTATATTTTCCATAGAATACCAAAAAGGGGATATACATAATATACTAATTTTATTATCTTCTTTAAATGTCTTGCCATGTGTTATTTTTGTATCTTCTTTAAATGTATCGTTATTAAATAACAATTTAATCCACAAGTTTGCTCGATTTTTCCAAGAGCACGATTTAGCGTATAATTTACCATTTTGTCTTAATTGTGTTTTTTGGTCATCAGTTAAACTAATAATAGTGTTTATTACTGAATTTGATGTAACCTGTATTCCATATTTATCAATCGTATATGGTAATCCTGCAATAGGATAGTATAAGCATATTACTTGAGACATTAGCATTTCTAATGCAGTTATACAAGAGGTTTCGGACCAATGTGTTGGATATAACCAGTATTCAGAAGAAGTTGTTTCCTCATATAATTTATCAACTTGTAATTCTCCTAAATATGTAATACTATCATGTTGTTCAATAATATTTTTTAGGTTTATTAATTCTGACGGAAAAGTACCATAATTTGAAATGCTAAGAGTTGCGTCTGGAATTTTTTCTAAAATTTGTGGCCATAAATTTAACAATTCATCTAATCCCCTGTCGGGTCTAGACGTATATATAAATTTATTTTTTATTTTTTTAGGGTTGTTTATTTTTTTAAAACTATCAATATCAATCCCATTGTTAATTATGTTTATTTTATTTGTTAAAATAGGATATTTTTCAATAAATAAATTTTTATGCCATTCAGTTAAACATATACATCCATTTATAGAATTATTCCATTTATCAAGAATTTGTGTATCATTTAATGAACAACCATAAGTTATAAGGTGAATATCATGCGCCCAAATATATGATTGATAATATGAGCATTTTTTAAACATTTCATAAAAAGAAATATACCGTGAAACTATTACTGTATGAAATTGAGTATTTTCAATTAATTGTGATAGATTATTTAATGGTATATAAGTAATATTTTCTATTGTTTCGGGTTGTACATCTCCGCTTATAAAAATGCGATAATCTTTTGGAAAACAACGACTAATATATACTACTGCCTTTTCAGAACCACCTAATGCGTTATTAAGCATAAAACTATCATTCCAATGAATGTCAGAGAACCCTGTATAAATAAGTATATTTTTAGATAACATACATTCATTTTTAGAGAATGTTGTTTTTTTTTTAGGAAAATATTTCTCTATATTTAACCCAGCATTAATATAAATATCATTATTTTGTAAAAAATCGCAAATTTGAATATTAACCTTATTTAAATATAAAAACTCAATGTAATTATTTGCTAATTTAATAAAATTATTCTTATTATCAGTTGGGACGTATTCAAAAAAGAATTGTAAATTATAAAGAACATTTTTAATATACCATTGGTCAAACATATTTTGTTTTTTAGTAAAAATAATTTCATACATTTTAATAACGCATTTAAAATCCTTAACTTTATCAGCAATCAAAATCATGTAGTATGGAACAAAGAAATTAAATTTATCACTATTTAAAAATAGTTTATTTGGCATATCACTTGTTAAATATTTGTTCTCAAAAAATTCTTTAACAATTAAATAATAATTATATGCTACGTTAAACATATTTTCACAACAATAATGAACTAACAAAGGATATAAGCAATCTACTCTTTCATTATCATATTTTAATGATTTTACAAGATAAAAAAATCCGGTATCTTCTTGATTTAAAGATATGTAACACTGATAAATATATAG